AACTGCTACTCACAACCAAACAACGGAACGCGTTCTTTCATTACGCAACAAGCGCCATCACTCGCACCAACGCGCTTTGGTGCGCCTGTGAGTTTCGGTGGTTCAATCAGTCAGCCAGTAAGAACGATAACAACGGACTACGTTGTAACGAATTTCGACAGAATGATTTTCGCAGATACGACAGGCGGAAGCATCACAATTTATTTGCCTTCAGCAACCACCACAGCAGGACGTGAATTGATAATTCAAAAGTCTGTCTCTGCTAACGGAGTAACAATACAAGCGTATACAGGAGAAACGGTTGAGGGAAGCGGAAGCGTGACGTTGAGCGCAATGGGTGACACAATAACAATAATATCAAATGGAAGCGACTTCAAAGGAACATCTACAAAATAAAGTAGGCGCAATGGTAGCCTGTTTAGAGTTCATCAAACTCAATGTAAAGAGCGAAAGTGAGTTCGGAAAATTGGCGAACGGAAAGCGTAAGTTAAAAATGTGGAAGCACTACGCGTGGAAAACAACGCGTATTTCGGTAAACCTCGCCTTTTGGATATTTATACTTTATAAACTACTCTCATAATGGCGAATACAATTGACTTTAATGTAAACACAAACGCGGTTACTGTCCTCAATCAGACGGCAACAGCGGCAGACAATACAGCGAAAGGATTTACATCTGCGAAGGCGGAGTTACGCGCGTTGAATCAGCAGTTGTTGCAAATGGATTCTTCGAGTGAGGAGTTCAAGAAAGCGTCTGAACGTGCTGCTGAGTTGAAAGATAACATAAGCGACTTATCCGCTGAGATTAGTGCCAACGCGGGTAACGCATTCGAAGGTCTTTCGAATAACGTAGGATTGTTCGGTTCACGTCTTATGGACTTGGACTTGAAAGGTGCAGGACAAGCGTTGAGTGGAATGGCTACTGCTGTGGGTAAGATTGATTTTAAGACGCTAAAAGATGAGATAGGTGGATTGATTCAAGGACTTGGAAAACTCGCTAAGGCGGTACTTGCTAATCCTTATTTAATGTTGGCAGCAGCGGTTGCTTTAATCGTCGCAAACTTCGATACAATCATTAAGCAATTCCCTGCAATCGAAAAAGGACTTACAGGAATCAATGAACAGGAACGCGAGTTATTAGACCTTCAAACGAAACGAGCGGAACAAGCCAAAAAGAACTACGACAATATCTCTGCAATGGAGGAAACCTTGAAACGTCAAGGTAAGACAGAAAAGGAAATTCGAGATATGAAAATAGTGGCTATTGAAGCTGCTATTCAAGAAGCGAAAGTTCGTTTAGAAACACAAAGAGGGCAAGAGAAAGCGCAGATTGAAACAGCGCAAAGAAATAGAGAAATTTTAGAAGGTTTTATTAAATGGATTAATGCTCCACTTTATTTATTACTTTCAACTGTTGATAAGATTGCAGGTTGGGTTGGTCAAACAACTAATTTAGCTGAGGGTTTAACTACTCTTGCCGCTGACTTATTGATTGATCCAGAGCAACAACAAGCCGACTTACAAAAATCTTTTCAAGAGCAAGAAGACAATATTGTGGCTATGCAAAATTCTCTTGATGGTTTTAGAAATCAACAAGATAAAGCCGATAAGGATGCAAGAGATAAAAGAGCGGAAGACAGAAAAAAAGAACAAGATGAATATGAAAAATCGCAAGAAGAAATAAGTGCAATTTTCGCAAAGTGGGACGAAGAAAGACTTGAAGAAGAAAAGAAAAACAACGAAAAAAGATACGAAGAAAGACAAAAAGAAATTGCAAGAAGGGAACAACAATTTCAAGAGCTTCAAAGACTTCAATCAACAGCGCAAGAGAATGAAATAAACGACGCTGTTTTGGCTGCTGAAAAACTTCAAGAATTAGCAGTTGGAAACGCTGAATTAGAAACAGCAATTCAAGAAGATTTAAAAATCAAAATTGCTACTATAAACAAAAAGTATTCAGATGCAGAAATTGAAGCGGCAAAGAAAACAGCAGATGAAAAACTTGCAGCAGAACAGGCCGCTTTCAACGTACGAATTGGACTTGTTTCAAGTGGATTGCAATCACTTGGAGCGTTGAATGAAGCATTTACTAAAAAAGGACAAAAAGAATCTAAACGTCAATTTCAAATTCAGAAATCTTTGAATCTTGCGTCTGCTGTTGTAGATACTTACGGAGGTATAAACAGAGCGTTAAACGATAAGACAATGCCTTCAACAACCGCTCGTATTATTCAAGCGTCAATCGTTGGAGCAATGGGACTTGCTAACGTGTTGAAAATTTCAAAGACGGAATACGGAAATGATTCTGCTCCTTCTGGAACAAATATGAGTACAGGTGGTGGCGGTGGTGGTGGCACGGCTGCTCCTTCACCTGCGAACTTCGCCTTTGTAGGCAACCAACCCAACCAACAACAACCACCATTGCAAGCCTACGTCGTTGGAACGCAAGTGAGCAGCAATTTAGAGGCACAACAATTAATTCAAAACCAATCAAGATTAGGAGGATAAACAATGAAAAAAATTAAAGTTATTGAATACGGAATCGACGACGCGGGACTACTTGGAGTGTACGCGATTAGCGTAGTTGAACAACCTGCAATCGGTGTCGACTTTGTCGCACTAAGCGAACAACACAATGTCAAGTTCAAAGAAGATTTTAGAGGTCTTTTGTACGGAGCGTTATTGATTCCCGATCAACTTATTTATCGTCGCAACGACGAAACCGACGAAGAGTATTATGTGAAGTATTCGAAAGATACCATTCGTGCAATTGCTTACAACTATTTGAAACAAGCGAATCAAAACAACGCAACGGTTGAACACGCGAAAGTGGTTGATGGAGTGAGCCTTGTTGAAACGTGGATAATCGAAGGCGAGAACGACAAGTCGAAGAACTTCGGCTTCGACCTTCCAGAAGGAACGTGGTTCGGTTGTATGAAAGTCGAAAACGAAGAAGTAAAGAAGCAAATACAAAACAAAGAGGTGTTAGGTTTCTCAATCGAAGGAAACTTTATTGCTGAGAAAGAAATGTATTTGAGTAAGCACGAAGAATTTGCAGCCATTCTCGCAGAGATTGAACAATTGTTGACGTTAGCCACGCAAGAAGAAATTGAAGCGCGTTATGACGATTATATGAACGCGGTAAATATGACCTATTCAGAACTAAAAGCGTGGAGCGAAACGGAGTGTTCAACTTTGGCTTCACTTGATCGTGGACCAATCGAAAGAAATCTTGAACTACTTCAAACGAATAAAGCGGATTGGACGGAGAAGCACTACGAAGACGCAGGAAAGACAATTGCCTTCATCAATCGTATGCGTGAAAACCAAGCAGGTGATATTTTAGAAGATAGCAATGGGAACATCTGCGGAAGTAAGCGTACAATTTCTCTTTTGAACTGGGCATACAATCCGAACAAGTAATGAATATCGAAGCAGGGGGTTTCTTTAAGTTGGAATTGTTCAACGACGACGCTAACCTGTTTCTTAACGCGCTCACGAAGATAACAAACGAGGGCGGTAAAATGGGTTTTAAGACGTATGGATTGAGTGAAGATGAATTGAAAGTATTGAATACTATTCTCGACAATTTAGGATAAAAAAAAACGGGGGTAATCACTCCCCCGTTCAAACCTAAAAATCAAATTCAACCTATGAAAAAGCGAATTACGAAACAAATATACCTCTTTTTATATCTACGAATCAAACAAACAATTAACATTTTTATGAATCTACGAGAAAAAGTAAACGCTCTTTTCGCGAAACACAATGTTAGCCTATCAGCCGAAGAGGTTGTTGAGGTTAAACAAATGGTTGAGGCGATTTTAGAGGACGGTACAAGCATCTATTCAGACAGCGACACTTGGGCAGCTGGTGTTCGTGTATTCGGTAAAGACGCAGAAGGCAACGAGGTTGTTTTGGCGGACGGAGAATACAAGACAGCTGAAAGCATCATCGTTGTAGTTGCTGACGGTGTTGTAACCGAGTTAAAGCCAATGGAAGAAGAAAAGCCAGAGGTTGAAGTAGTAATCGAAGAAGAACAAACTTCTGAGGTTGTTGCTGAAGAATCACTAAGCGCAGAGGTTGAAGGACTTTTGTCGTTAGTTGCTAAGTTGGAAAGCGAACTTTCTGAAATGAAGAAAGCAAACGAAAATCTTTCAAGCGAAGTAACAAAATTAAGCGCACAGCCTGCTGCGTCTTCTATCAAGGAAGTAAAACAGGCAAAACAAACACCTTCTAAGCCATACGCTAAAATGTCGGCTGAGGAGCGTTTCTTATTTCACCTTAAAAAATAAAAAAAACAAACAATAAAAAATGGCTACTACTACAAATTTAACTACCACCTACGCAGGTAGAGAAGCAGCAGGATATATCCGCGCTGCGTTTTTAAGCAACGAATCACTTTCTGCGCTTACAGTAAAAGAAAACATCGAGTACAAACAAGTTGTTCGTCGCTTAGTTGACAACGTAACTTTTGCAAACGCTACTTGTGACTTCACACCAACAGGAACAGTTAACTTGACCGAGCGCATCTTGACTTTAGAAAAATTCCAAGTACAGCGCGAGTTGTGTAAGAACACGTTTTTATCGGATTGGGAATCGTCCTCAGAGCAAAACGGAGAACTTCACGCATCATTGACTGACGCATTAATTGCTAACGTTATGGCGGGTGTTGCAGCTCGTAACGAAGTTTTGATTTGGCAAGGTGTTAACGCTAACGCAGGTGAGTACGCAGGTTTCGAGACTTTGTTCTTAGCTGACTCTGCTGTTCTTGACGTTGAAGATCCAGAGGCTATCACTTCTGCTAACGTAATCGAAGAAATGAACCGCCTTGTTTTAAAACTTCCTGTACGCGTTCGTCGTGCTACTGAGAAGCCTGTTATCGCGGTTTCTTCAAATGTTGCTGAGGCTTTCAGAACTGCAATCTTAGGTCTTGGCGGTGGTTCTTACTTGTACCAAGGAGAAACTGTTAAGATGACTTGGCAGGGACAATACGACATCATCGAGTGTCCTGGTATGTCTGACGACACAATGGCTATGTACCAAAAGTCAAACCTTTGGTTCGGAACTAACTTACTTGACCAATGGAACACAGTTGCTGTTTTAGATATGTATCAGTACGATCTATCAAACAACGTTCGTTTCTCTTGTTCATTCTTCGCAGGTGTACAATACGGATTCGGTGACGAAATCGCATTCTACCAATACTCTGCATAATCTCAACCATTCTAACCCTTGCATAATAGAGGTGGTGGCATAAAACCCACCCCTCTTTTGTGCTAATAAAAAATTAATAATATGGCTTGTGAATTAAGTACAGGATTTACACTCGATTGCAAAGATGGCATCGGTGGTATCAAAAAAATCGTTTTGGTTGATAAAGCAAACGTAACTTCATTTTCTTTTCAAGAAGGAACTGAAATTGTAACTGCAATTAACGCTCTCGATCAAAATGAAATTTACACTTACGAACTACCTACTCAAACAGGTTCTTTCGAAGAAACAATCAATTTCAACCGCGACAACGGAACAGTATTTTATACTCAGACCGTAAACGTAATGTTGCAGAAATTAAGTTATGCAAAGCGTTTGGAATTGCAAAACGTTGCTACTGCTCGCGTAATTGTTTTCGTTGAAGACACTAACGGAAATTGGTGGGCTGTTGGTTACGAATATGGAGCAGACCTTTCTACTTCAACAGCGGCAACTGGAACTGTTCTTGGTGATATGAATGGCTACACTTTAGCGTTCACTCACGAAGCAGCGAAGCGCGCTTACAAATTAAATGCTTCTCCAACAAGCATTATAACTGACTAAAAAAACTTTTACACACATAGGGACAACGCGTCCCTACGTGTTGTAATTTTAACGTAAAGGAAAAAGGGAATGGTATACCTTAATACAAATACAGCGAATCAATATGCGTGGCTTTCGTTAGACGAAGGACGCCAGTATTTTAATGTAGCCTTTACACATTATTTGCTTGTTATGACTTACGAAATGACAGGTGAACAACTCGCGCAAGTAGTGACCGTGATAAACGAGAATGAACGCGTGACAAAAATAAGACTTACCACAGTTGGATTGACCGATGCAGGACGTTATCACTACGAAGTGTACGGGCAAAACAGCAGCAGCAATATAAACCCAACCAATGCTTCCGTCGTTGGATTGGTTGAAAAGGGATTAATGATTTTACAAGACGGAACTATTTACTTTGACGTTTCAACACCTACGATTCCCGTAGACGTAATTTATACAGGTTCATAATATGAGTAATATACAAGCAATAAATCTTTCAGCTTACCAACCTGTTGAAGCGGTTGAAAAAGAAAACAGAAGCGGTTGGATTGATTATGGAAATAACAATTTATACCCACAGCACCTTCTGAATCTCTTTCACAATTCACCAATTCACAACGCATTGGTGAACTCAATCTCTTATATGATTGAGGGACAAGGTACAGGAACAATTCTCGACAAT